ATTTAGAGCACCAAAAGGCTCACCATTCCATCGACCCGGAGCAACCAAACCGTTTGAAACCGATTGTTCAAATGCCCGTTCCAGTACGGTACATTGGCGATTTACCCCGGCTTCAGTCTGAGGAATCTTTGTTGTATTGGTATAGAAGAGATTAAAAATTGCTGTCTCTAAATGGTTTTGTAACCAATCTAGCCCGTGGATCTCGTCAATGAACGTACCATCACACATAACACCTTCTTGTAGAATGGCCGTGTCGTTGCTGTATCCAGCAAAAACATTGCAGTTTTTATTTTTCAGTGCTTTTGCCTGAGAAACCTGTAAATCTTCTGCTGTTACAGATGGAAGCTGCTTAAACTTCAAGGTAATGGTTGTGTTGGTACCATTGAAATTTACGCTGAATGCACGACCAAACACCGATGCCGCCGCATGTGGGGTATCACCAGAGAAAATTGTAAACGTACGACGTAAATTCGCTTTACTAAGTTTGTAAGCCAAATCAGTTATACTGGTACCATCCAATGCCAAAGAGTTAGTAATAGTTTGGCCATAAATTCGTGTCGGTGAAGCGGCTTCAATAAAACTCGCAACCTCTAAGACATCCGCATCGGAAATAGGCTCAGCGATATCCAACCCATACCACTTAAGTGACTTGTCCGCTAAATGAGTAATCGCATCCATCAATGGTTCAGCAGCATAGCCATTTACTGGTACAGAAGCATGACCAACGGTTAAACCCATCAATGAAGAAACGTCTGTACCGGTTGCATTGGCAATAGCATAGGAAATTGTCGAAGTGGTACCGGTGGTTAATGATGTAATTTCAAAACAGTTATAAACATCATTCCAAGTTACTGAAGCGGTACCCAGCTTGGCTGTTAGGGCAGATGCTACGCCATTTAAATTGGTGACAGCTGATAAATTCAGGGCAGTTACAACCTTTTCTGAACCATCAATGGTGATTTTCATCGAACCATCTGAAATAGCTGTGAAGTTTGAAATATCACGTTGATCTGCAGATAAAACCGCACCTTTTAAAACCGCTGAACTTGCCGATTTAACCCAACGGCCAATATATAAAGTTCGTGGTTTTGGGGATTGGCTAAAGTACAATTCAGCAGCTTTATATTCTGGCGCATCGGTACCATAATCTAATGCTACAGGTGTAAGACCCGAGTATTCGCGTAAACGTTCAACTGGATCTACAACACCATCCGTGGCACCAAGAATAAGTAAATTACCGAAGCTACGTGGCCCCACTATTTCAGAATGCAGCCAAACTTGCAGGTGCAACACACTTCACAGATGTGCTTGTTTCTGTTAACCGATAATAAGGATAAGAAATATGTCTACATATTCATTTATGGATACTCAATGCACGCTTGCCAGTGATGACGGGGTGATTGACCTAGGTTACGGTGCGGGCGTTGCAGATGAAGGTATTACCATTGCGATGGCTGTCGATGCTAACACCATGACTATTGGCGCGGATGGTGAAGGGATGCATTCATTAAGTGCTAACAAGTCCGGCACTGTGACCGTGCGTTTATTAAAAACATCACCAATTAACGCCAAGCTTTCTAATCTTTATCACATTCAGCGCTCAAGCACTAAGAAGTGGGGAAAGAACACTATCACACTAAATCATGCTGGATCTGGTGATAACGCTACAGCATCAAAATGCGCATTCAAGAAGCATACGGACTTGGCTTACAAGTCAGTTGGTGACTTCAACGAATGGGTATTCGATGCAATCAAAATTGATCAAAAACTAGGAGCGTATGAGTAATGCAGATTGGTAATTATGATTACGAAATTGGTCGCTTAAATGCAATTGACCAGTTCCATGTATCCCGAAAAATTGCACCAATTATCCCTACGATCATGCCAATACTTACTGAGTTGGCAAAAGGTGAGCTTCAAAAAACCATTGAGAAGTTAGAAAGCGCTGAAGAAAACGATGTGAGTGGCTTGGCTGAGGCAAATCTCGAAAGCCTTGGCTCAGCATTACAACCACTTATGGATGCCTTCGCCAAGATGGCCGAGGATGATGTTGATTATGTCATTAAGAAGTGTCTATCAGTGGTTTCCCGCAATGGTGCAAAAGTAGTGGTCCGTGATGCAATCATGTTTGATGATTTAGGCATGGAGCATATCTTGCCGCTAACTATCGCCGTCATTCGTACGAACTTGGGAAATTTTATTCAAGGGCTGCTTACGAAGGCATTGAGCACGAAACAGCCCACTTAACATTTAAGCATTTACCAGGCCACGAGGATTGGGTTTTAAGACCCGCTATTCGTGGTCTTTGTCGTTTTGAGTCTTTAAAAGATGGAACTGTAGATCTAGCTGATGTTGCATTGATGAATGATGCATTAGATGTGCAGGCAGATAACCAGCTTTTACTCGAACGATATAACGAACAAAACAAAGGTTGAGTTAGACATGAGTGATACAGTTATTCGTGACTTCTTTGTGTCCTTAGGTTTCTCTACGGACAATGAAGGCGCTAGAAAAATGGTCGATACCCTTAAAGGGGTAGAGCTAAAAGCGGCATTGCTGCACAAGACTTTATTGCTTCTAGCAACTGGTGCAGTTGTCGCAGTAACAAAGACAGCAAGTGAACTCGATAAGCTGTATTACTCATCTCAACGTATTGGCGCATCTGCTTCAAATATTCGTGCTTATGGTGATGCAATCTCACAAATGGGTGGTAATGCTCAAAATGCATTACAGTCGCTTGAGAATGTGGCGCAGAAGATGCGTAATTCCCCTGGTTACGAAGGTATGTTAACTGGCATGGGTGTAGCTACACGTGATGGTAATGGCCAGTTACGTGACCGTGTGGAAGTAATGAAAGACCTTTCAAAAACCATGAAAGGGATGGATTACTACCAGGCAAATGCTTATGCGAGTTCTTTAGGTATTGATGAAAATACCCTTATGGCCATGCGTGATGATAAGTTCATCGACAACATGGAGAAGTACCAGAAGTTACGTCAAAGTGTTGGCTTAACTGATGAGCTTACCAAGTCTGGTACCGATTTCATGGTTGAATTCCGTGACATCACCATGACGACCAAAGCTATTACAGAAGTTGTTGTAATGACCGCAGGACAAGCACTTATTCCAGTGCTGAAGGTGATCAATAATTTCTTACGTAATGCGATTGCATGGTTCGCTGAACTGGATCCGCGTTTTAAAGCTATCTTGGCCACTGGTTTAAAGTTTGCCTTGCTTGCGATTATCTTTGGTGGCTTTATTGGCACAATCGCTAAATTAGCTTCTGTGCTGCCAATGCTGAAAAGTCTACTCTTTTTAATCAAGTCTTTACGATTGGCCTTCCTGGCTTCTCCAATTGGTATTGTCTTGGCTTTGGCCGCTGCTATTGCAGCTTTATGGGATGACTACCAAACTTGGAAAAATGGCGGTGAAAGTCTAATTGACTGGTCAAAGTGGGAGAACGGGATTGAAACCGCAATTAGCCGAATTAAGCAGTTGGCCGAGTTAATCAAAAGCCTAAAGGATAAAACTGTAGAGTTTGTTACCAAGGCAATTGATGATCCAGCAGGAACCGCGAAAGAGACAGCAGAAGCAGCTACCCAAGCTGCTAAAACGGGTGCAGCAGTAGTTGCGAATGTAGCTAAGACAACCGTAAGTACTATTAAGAAAAGTGTTTCTAAGAGTTATGGTTTTAGCTTTGGTAAAGATGTTGATAGATACATTCATGAAGCTGCTACAAAATATGGTCTTGATGAGAAGGTTTTACGTGGCTTCGTTAAAATGGAGGATGGTTGGACTGGGAAAATGTCACCTACAGGAGCGATTGGTACCGGTCAGTTTATTCAGTCTACTTGGGATAATCTGGCAAAAACCGCTGAGGGTAAAGCAATTGGTATGACAAAGATCGGGAAGAGATTTCGTACTAAAAACGATCCTCGTTATGACAAGCATATTAATACTTTAGCAACAGGTCTTTTGGCTAAACAGAATGCAGATATTCTTACTAAAAATGGATTAGCAGTTACGGGGGAGAATCTTTATTTACTCCATAATATTGGACCGGGAATTATTCCTGCTTTAAAGGGTTCTAATAAGGTGTCTGCTAAAACTCTTGAAGCAATAAGAGTAAATACCCCAATTAAAGGTCAAACTCCTGTACAGTTTGTTCAATATCAAAAAGGACGGTTTAAGAAGCATTACAACTCAGCAAATGTTGGCGAAAAGATCATTAATAATGGTGAGACTAAGATTAATAATTTTGGTCCACCAAATGGCAATCCAGACAAAGCCCAAGTTAATAATTCTTCAAATATGTCTGCTAAATCAGTAGTAATACATCAAAGCTATAAAACTGATATGGTAATCAATGGTGCAAGAGAGCCAGTAGAATCAGCGAAAGCTGTAAAAAAACAGCAAGAAAATGCGATGATTCTTTTGGCTCGTAACACTAAAAGTTTAATTGGTTAATTGGCATCAATATCTGTTTTTAGCTGTTTTGCACGATCATTATTTAACTGGACGATACAGTTCGCATGTGCGTTTCTTTCACCGTGATAGAAGCTATAAGTTGTGCAATAGCTGTCACGGTAAAGCAACCATGCTTTTTGTGATTTATTTAAATCATTTATGACATTAGGATTATAAGTTAACTGTTCCTTGGAAATTTCTTTTAACTTTTTAAGATTAGAGGTGACTTTCGCATATGATTCGTCTTCATAACATTTCGCTACATCAGTAGGGTCATTAAAGTAAATCTCACAGTTTGCTAGAACGCCCATACTCATTGTTGCAGTGAATATTAGTGAAAGAAGTTTATTCATTGATTTAATCCAAGATAAATAGTTGAACTTATTGGTTAAACATTTCTTTTAAGAATGCAATGCGTTGTTTATAAAGAATAGATTGGCAAGTTAAATCATATTCAACTGTTGCTGGGCTTCCTTGAGTATCCGCCACAACAAAATCACCGCATTGTTTTTCTTTGAAACTTAACCATTGTTTTTGTGCATTATCTAGCTCTTCTTTTGCTGAAGTGGCCTCATATACTTTTTTATAGGTTGCATTAAGCTGTGTTTTTAAGGCTTTAACTTCTTGGTTTAAACACTTTTGTGCTTCAAATGAAGTTTTAGTGTTAGAGCAATCAGCAAAAGCATTGATACTAAAAAATGTAGTTAATGTTATTAACAGTAATCTTTTCATGGATATAATCTGATTTTTAAAAGTTAATAAATCTTAAATAAGAAACGGATTATTTTCCATGAAAACTATTATTTGTT